GATGGTTTCCTCCTATGTGTGTTGGTCAATCGTTCTTAATCTGTAAGGCTTTGGCGCGGTTGTACAGCTCTGTACCCGTGCCGTTGCCGCCCAGCGCATGGTAGCTGCGGTAGAGATATTCCAGGTTTCGCAGGCCGTCCGTGTCAATGCTGCCCTGCGCAATGTAGCGGGAGCACTCGGCGTACAGGCGATCGTGTAGGATAGCAAGCAGTCCGGCCTTGATGGCTTTGCGTTCCTCTTCCTGTTCCTTCACCCGCTTGGCCAGGCGACGGTAGCCTGCCAGCAGTGCGGCGCAGATCAGGCCGAAGAGCCACTGCACCCAGTATCTGATGATCCAGTCCAGCACGGTCAGCCCTCCACATACTCGGCCTTGTACAGCCCTGCATCAATCAGCTGCAGCTCTGCGCACTTGCGCATAATATACCAGGCATCGCCGCTGGATACCGGCCCAACGTCCAGCATCCACTGGTTGCCATCTGCACAGGTTTCGCGGTACAGGCCGGCGGAGATAAGCCCCAGCCCCTCGCACAGGGCGCGAATGGTTGCGCGGTCGCCGCTGGAGATACGGCCAATGGTGATTTGCTGCTTGTCCAGCTTGTTGGGGGTGGTGTCCTCCGGGGTGGGCGCGGTGTGGCCCTGCAAGCCTGCCTGGATCATCAGCTGCTCATAGTCCTTGTATACCCTGTTGCAATCCAGGCTGGTGCCGTAGCCGGGCACGCCCAGAGCGTTGCGGCTGCTGTACTGCCAGATGCCATACGGCAGGGGGCAGGTGCATGTGCTGCCATACTGGGCAACCCAGATATCGTATTTGGACAGCGCCTTGTAGTCCAGGCGGTTGCGAATAAAACCGCAGCTAGCATACAGGATGCCGTAATACCCTGCGGCCTCAATCTCCGACAAAAAGGCCTGTACAAGTGCCGTGCGCTGCGCGTTGGTCAGGCGCAGGATGCACGGCTCGTACTCGATATCATACGCCACCGGCAGGCACAGGTGCTTGCCCTTAATCGCGGCCAGGCAGCAGCGGGCCTCCTGGCGTGCCTCCGCCGGGGTGCTGGCATAGCTGTACCAGTACACGCCGTACTGGATGCCCAGGCGGGCACACTCCGCTGCGTTGCGCTCAAACTGCGGGTCAACCTGGCTGCTGTAACGGCCATACCCGGCGCGCAGCATGGCATGGCGGATGCCCTTGTCATACGCCGCCTGCCAGTTGAATTTGCCTTGGTGTTTGCTTACGTCAATAGCATAATTCATGTATTCCACTTCCTTTGCGTGTCGTACGCTGCTGTAACTGCCCAGCTTGACCGCACTGCTGGCCGTGCTAAAATCGTTGTCCAGCCAGTTCAGCGGGTTGGTGCGCTGGCCTTTCCAGCGCACTTCAAAATGCAGGTGTGCGCCGTAACAGTTGCCGGTATCGCCGCTGTAGCCGATCAGCTGGCCTTCCCGCACTTGCTGCCCCTGAGTCACGCAGAGCTTGCTCAGGTGGGCATACAGGGTTTCGAGGGTGCCATACTTGTAGGTCGTGTGGCGCAGCTTGACCATGTTGCCATAGCTGTTGATGTCCCCCTGGGTGCGCTTGCCGTTCCAGCGGTAGGCCGTCTCCACTGTGCCGCCCTCTGCGGCGTATACCGGCGTGCCCACCGCCGCGCGGAAATCCAGCGCCCGGTGCAGGCTGCCGTCATTGTAGAGCCAACCAGCTGTAATCACATGCTGCGCCAATGGCCACCCAAAACATACTTCTCCATTCTTCAGCCGCATCTTTATCCTCCTTATCTTGTTCTCTTCCACATCCATACCGATAAATAAGGCGGCATGTTGTTGTGGGCTGCCCCGGAACCGCCGGAGGCGACTGTTACGGTTTTGGATTCCCAGTTCGGAATACCCCAGCCACTTGATTGCGTTTGGACATACGCATCCGCAGAGCTTCCGGTTTTGGAGCGTATTACGTTGCTTCCGTTGGCCACAGACAGCGAATAATCCGGTAGCTCGCTTTGTGTAAGCTTATGGGTGAATTCGCCCCCAGTGCTACCTGCGGGATAACTGCTGGAAGCAGCAAACAAAAAGCGGTCAGAAATTCTTTCCCAGGTACCGCCAAACAAAGACGCTGGGCTTGTACTGCTTACGCTTATGTAAATACTTCCAATCGGCCAGGCCGCAAGTTTTGCTTCCGCGATGGCCGCCTTTACCGCCGCCGGCGTTGCCGCAACACCACCATTGGTCGAACTCGTTGAACTGGTCGAATCGCTCAGCTTCACGCCGCCCGCGGTCGAAGCATTACCTGTCGGCAGTGTGTACTTAGTATCTGTTGTCGGCGGTGTGTATCCCAAAGCACTTGTCACGTTCGCCTTTGTCAAACTAATCGTGCCGGAATTCTCCGTAATGTTACTCCCGATTTTTACACCACCCAAAGTCCAAGCACTTGCGGTTGGCAGTGTGTACTTGGTATCAGTAGTCGGTGGCGTATAGCCCAGTGCATTTGTCACGTTAGTCTTACTAATGCTGATCGTGCCGCTGTTCACTGTAATATTGCTGCCAATCTTTACGCCACCCAGGGTTGAACTGGTAGCGGCAGGCAGCGTATGGGTACCGGAGGAGGCCGGTGTCATATAGATCTGGTTGCTGTTCAGCGTTCCTTCACTCTTAGCATTATCATACTGGGCTTGCGTCAGGTAGTTGATCACCAGGCTGTCCAGCTTTGTATCAGTGGCCATAATCATATACCTCTCGTTACAATCGCGCTGATTGCGGATAGTCCACTCGGCAGCCCAGTCAGTTTTCCGTTGCTGATGCTTAGGCTCAGGTTGGTGCTGCTTGGGCCGCCGTATATGGCGCTCTTGTGGTACTTGTCGCCCTCAAACGCGACCAGGCTCGTAGTCTGCCCGCCCCAGCCGCCGGAACTGGTTATGGTGCCATAGCCCCAAATCTTAATGGTTCCGCTGGCGGTCTTAAAACTCACGCTGGGGTTGGTGTCCGTAATGGCATAAGCCTCCACATTGTTATTGCCATTGCCGCCGGAACTCCCGCCGGCGGCATAAGTTCCTGTCACACCAAAAATGTTCACACCGCTCTTAATGTTCCCGGCCACCAGGTTTGCATCGCCCTTGATTGTCTGTGTCCCGCTCAGGTATTGCCCAGATGCAATGCTCTGGTCGGTTGTCTTCGGGATGTAAGTTGCTGCGCTTTTTTTGGTCACATCACTGCCAATATAAGTGCTCGATATCGCATTCACGGTCACTTTGCTCAGTCCGTCATATCCGCTGTCCGGGCTTACCGTCTGGGTGCTCTCGCTGGGCGTAACCGTTTTGGTCTGCAAGTTTGGCGTGTTTCCGCCACTGCTGCTCCCAGCATAACTGCCTGTCACATTAAAAATCTTTACACCGCTCTTAATATTGGCCGCAGTCAAATTGCTGTCACCCTTAATCGTCTGGGTTCCATTCAAATACTGGCCGGATGCAATGCTCTGGTCACTCGTTCCCGGCGTATAAGTCGCAGCACTTTTTTTCGTCACGCCGCTTCCCACATAAGTTTTTGATACTGCATTCACTGTAACCTGGCTCAAACCATCATAGCCATTGTCGGCCTTAACCGTCTGTGCGCTCTCACTGGGGCTTACGGTCTTGCTCTGCAAACTCGCCCCACTTGCACCACCCGTCACAAAGCCGCCCTGCATATCTACCTGCGTACTTCCTAAATACACACCCATGCAACTGTCACCACCTTCTGAGCGTAACGTTTGTCGCGCCAACACTGGTTGCCGTTATGTCAATGGTTTTTGCGCTGCTGCCGTCCCATGCGCCCTGACTGGTTCCGTTCAGTTTGATGGTCAGGCTGTTATTTAGTTTTTCGGCGCTCGTTGCGGAGCCGCCCGCGTTGCTGGAACCGGCATAGTTTGTGGTTCCGGTGACTTTGGCCCCTGTGGCACTGTGGGCAATTACCCCTTTCGGCAGGTCGGCAGCCTGCACCGTATCACCGGTCAGGTCGAGGACAACTTCATCATTGATAACAACCTTGTTGACCGCCATGCTCAGCCTCCAATCGTCAACGTCTGGCCGCCAGCCGCATTATCAACGTATGTGGCCGGGATAGCCGCCACCGTAACCTGGGACAGGCAGTTGTATTCGCTGTCCGGCAGCACAACCTGCTGCTCGAAAGACGGCGTAACGCTCTTAGCCTGCGGCTTCATGGCCTCACTGCCGCTCATGCTGCCAACCACGCCAAGAACAGTAACGCCTTCACGGATGTTGGTAGGCACCAGCTTAGCCTGTTCGGTCGCTGCGATGGTCACTCCGCCCGCGCCATCGTGAAAGCCCATGGGGATGGTGTATTTACCAGAAACGGTGCTGATTTCACCGTTGACTTCGCCGTTGTTGGGCATCGTGCCGGTCATTTTGGTGCCGCGGGCGTAAAATGTTTTGCCCTTCAGCACTTCTGCCACAGCGGCGGTGGCATCGCTGGTGTCAGCGTCTTTTGTGCTGGTGCCGGTAATGGGCGCGCCGGACTTATCGTGTGCCGTGATACCTTTTGCCAGCTTGTCCGGGGTAATGGTATCTGCGGTAAGGTCAAGTTTCGTTTCCTTGCCGATAACCACCTTGTTCACATATTTATTGGGCATTGTAGTACTCCTCTCCTATAATCAGTGTGTAGCCACTGGAATCGTTGGCTACCTCGTACTGAGGTATCTTCTTGATTGTTAGGTCCTGCTGCATTAGTCGCTTTGCGGTGGGCAAAACCTGCGCCGAGAACAACGGCGTGATGTCATACGGCCCGCTGTACTCCGGCGCACCCACCACTGTGGTGCCGGTCACGTCCACCCGCACGGATGCCGCCCCGGCAATGCGCACTGATACGGCGCTCTGTTGGGCCACTCGCACCTGGATCATGCACCATCAACCTCCTGGAATAAGGTCGGGCTCATTTTGAGCGTCAAAATCTCCGTCTGCGGCTGGTCAGTGCTGTCCCGCAACGTGATGCGGGTGTCCATGTACAATGCTTCGCCGCCCAGGAATTTGTACGTTTCTTCCCGCGTCCAGGGGATAAGGATGATGTTCTGTCCTTCCTGCCGGGTGCAGTCATCCGGCCAGACGTTGGATTTAATGGCCGGGAAGCCTTTGCAGCTCTTCTGCTTGAACACAAATTCGATCCGGCTCACATCATCCAGATCCATCCCGATTTCCACGGGCAGCACGAATTGCGTTCCCTGTTTCATTCGTTTTTCTCCTGGCTCGCCGCTGCCATTTCCTCTGCAGCCATATTTTCACGTACAGCAGACAGCACGTTCTCTAAAATCAGCTCAGATACCGCGTACGGGATCTTGGCATCATTCAGGGCAGCAATAATCTTGCGTCTGCACTCTTTGATGCGTTTTGTATCGGTCGTAGTCTGCACCCCCTTATGTGTCACAGCCGCGCATTTACAGCGTCTTTCAAGGTTTTGATAGCGGCCAGAAGATCCTCATCCAGAGCCACGAAGGAGGCCCTGTTGTTCTGGCTGGTGATGTTGCCGTTGTCGTCCAGTTCCATGTATGTGTAGCTCACGCGTTCGCCTTCGGCGGTCGTAACGACCGCCACGCCAGATAATTTCTTCATGTTAATCTCTCCGATTCATCCAAAAGAATGTCTGCGGTTTCGTCCGCTCCGGTATCTATTTCCAACAATTCGGTTGCGACATCGGTGCCGGCCTCCTGCGCACGGGCGGCAGTGCTGGCGGCCAGCTCAATGCCCGCCGGGGTACCAGCGGGATAGCTGCTGTCACTGCGATCGGCATAGCTGCCCTCATAGCCGCGCTGGGCGGCCATGCAGAGCCATGCAAATTGCTGACCTGGTGCGCCGTGTATAATGGCATACTGGCCGCAGTTTTCGGCCCACAGGTGGCCGGTTCCATCGCAATCCGTCAGCAGCCAGGCGGGCTGCCCGTGCTGGGCGATGGTCTCCGCATAGCGCGGGTCAAGGGCAATCAGGCACCAGCCTTCGGGACCGCACTGGCCCTTGCCCCAGTCCGCAAAGGTTGGCACCGGCGTCTCAAAGGCGGCCATTTTCAGCGCGCCGAAGCTGGTAGGCACCACGCGGGATTTGCTGCCCCAAACGTCCAGATTGTGTACATTCAGCTTGCCGGAAACACCCACCCGGGTCGTGTTAAAATCGGCATCGCTGTCATCGCTGCGGTTGTAGGTGATCTGCATCCCAACGTAAGATGTGGGGTCAAGTCCATTCACCCAGCCGTACTTGGCGTATTTACTGCACGCGCCAATATAGCTACTACCAGCCTCCGAGTACAGTACACCGGTCAGGCCAATGCTGCCGGTGTTTATGGTGGCGTACCAGGCAATATGCCTGTTGTCGATGTACACACGCTCACCAGATTCCGTGCCCATTCGGATGTAGGCATTGTCGAGGTCATACACGGTGGAGTATTTGAGATTGTGAATCTGCCCGGTGGTAATGTTGCCGCCGTTGATAATGGTCTTGTCCTGGTTCCATGTGCTGAGGTCGGAAAATGTTACCACGCCGGATAGGTTGATCTGTGCGCTGGTGATCTCTGTTCCGCCTGCCGTCAGCTTGATGGTGCTGCTGGTTCCGCTTGTGCTGGCCGTCAGCTTAATTTCGCTCACCGTCTGCTTGATCTCGGTTTTGGTTTCGGTGGTAGTCAGATAGTCGCCGGTGCTGGCCGTCCAGGCGGTAGGGGCGTTGCCCATCTGCACCATGGGGTGCATGATGGTCAGATCGTTGGTAACGGTGGCAAAGTCATTGGCAGTGCTCACAAACAGACCGTCTGCATAGCCGTCCGCGGTCGCCGTGAACGCCGCCCAACGCAGCTTCCAGCCGTTGTCCAGCTCAATGTCCTGCTTCGCATTTTTGAATGCTTTGTCGTAATAACTTTTTGCGCCGCTGGTGGATTTGGTTTCAAACTGCAAAAACAGGCTGTCCGTGCCGGAGTTGAGCTTGTACAGTACCGATGCACAATAGGTCATGCCCTTGACAATCACCAGCGTTTTGTCCGCACCAAAGTGAAACCGGGTGTTCTGGGCTTTATTGGTCACTCGGACGGATTCACCGCTGATCGTGTATGTCCCTTTTTTCCTCAGGTCATTGCCGCCTGCATCCAGGGTCGCATTGTTCCAGTCATCGGTGCCCGCAATAATATTGTTGCCGCCGGTGATCCGCTGGGTTACGGTCTGGGTGATACTGTCGGCTTTCTGGTCAATCGCGGATACCGATTCTTTAACGGTTTTGAATTCCCGCTTTGTGCTGTCCAGGTCGTTTGAAATGGTTGTTGTCGTTTCTTCCAGACTGCTGACTTTGGTGCTGATGCTATCCGCCTTTTGGCTGATGCTGGAGACATCCTTTTTCAGGCTTTCCACCGTTGCTGTGGTGGCGTAATTCTGCAATTTGGTGTCAACGGCATCATTGGCAGCGCTGGTAGCGGCGTCCTTCACGTTGGCCGTTACCGTTTCAGTCACTGACTTGGTGACTTCGGTTTTGATCTCGTCAGCGGTCTGGGAAAACAGGCTTTTTGCGCTTTCCTGGGTCAGATAGTCGCCGGAGCTGGCGTTCCACGCGGTGGGCGCGTTGCCGTATTGCAGCATGGGGTGCAGCAGCGAAAACTTGTTGGTGCAGTTGCCATTGCTGTCGAACTCGACAGTTTTCAAAACGCCGTTTTCGCGGGGGGTCCATGTACCATACCGCAGCACCCAGCCGTTTGTCTGCTTAATTTCGAGCTGGTCAGCGGTTTTTATGAAGGCAATGTAACGTTGTCCGTCATCGTTCGTAAACACAATGCCAAGCCGCAGCGCATCGGTGCCGGAAATGAGTTTGTACATAACGGACAGACATAGGGTAACGCCTTTGGTGATATGAGCGCTAACAGCGTTGAACTCGAACCCGCGGCTTGTGTTCGCATTGGTAATTGTTGCGCTGCCATCATTGCCATACGCCACGCTACTGTCAATGCCGACATAGTTGGCGTTCTTGAAGCTCTCACTGCCCAGGATCAGGTTCCCGCCGCCGGTGATTTTGGTGTCTTTTTTCACCTCAGAGGAAAGCCCGTCCACCGTTGCTTTCAGGTCGGTGTACTTGCCGGTCAGGTCGCTGGCCTTTACTTCCAGGCCGTCCACGCTGGTCTTGATCTCTAGCATTTTGCCGGTCAGGTTCTTGTAGCTCTGCTCATTTACGGCGGCGGTTCCGTCCCGTGTGGCGTTGCCGGTGGATTCCAGCGTGACCTGCTGACCGGATATTTTCCGGGTCATGATATAGGAGCTCAGCACGTTTCCGCGGGCATCAGTGACGGATACAATGTTTCCCGGTGCGGGCAGGGGAAAATCCGCCGGGACGGTTACTTTGAGCGGTGTGTAGGTCACGCCCTGCATCGTTTCAAATATCGCCTGCGCGACCGGCTTCAGTGCATCCGCAGTGGCGGATGTCAGCAGCAGGTTGCCCTGGATAACCAAGGCATTTGATCCACTCTCATCGGACGGATACAGCACACCCACGTCGTCATCGCTCTGCCGGATCTGTACTTTGACGACTGGAGCGGTCTGAAACTTGTCATGCGACAGGCCGTCCCTTATGTATACGGTTGGCCCGATGCTCTGCGATGTACTGTAATCTGTGTACCAGGCAAATTCGATTTTCCCGTCCGATGTGGCCCGCAAAAAGGTGCAGGACGCTTCGGCCACCCAGGCAAGCAGCTGGCGGCCGGTCAGATTGTCGGCATAAAAAGCCTGTACCAGATAGGTTCCGTTGCGGGGCAGGGAGTTGTTGGCAATGGTTACGCCGCACCGCTGTGCTACCAGCCCGGCGAATTTCCACAATGTCATCGGAAACTGATCCTGAATGGATCGCAGCCAGGTAGACTGTACGCTATCAAGCCGGGATACAGCGTCATAAGCGTATACTTTATAGGTGTTGCGGGTCTGGCTGGTAGGTTTAACTGCCCAGTAGGTGCCCGCCAGGGTTCGATGGCCGGATGTCTCCCGGTAGTGGGTCAGCCGGGTTCCGGATGTAATCGGCAGATCGGTTCCCGGCTCCACCCAGATTGTGATTTCCAGCTTATTGGAGCAGGCCGCGCCGGGGCACAGGTCTGTGGTTTTGGATACTGTCTCGGTACAGATCAGGGAACGGATGGCATTCTGACCAACGGTGCCGGCGGCAATCTCAGTGCCGTCATCCAGCACCAGGATGTTCTTAACCATTCAGGCACCTCTTTAACATTCTTTGATTTCCAGATCCATGTCCCGCCAAACACCGGCTTTCAGCCGCTGCAGGGCCGCCCCGTAGTTGGAGCAGTAGCAGGTGCGGGTGATGGTCTGGGTCACATCTGTGGAATCGCTGGCCACAGGGCAGGCAAACTGGAATGTGGTCTTGTTTTGCAAAAGGCCGAGCAGGTAGGCACAGTCGGCGTTATCAAGGTAGCTGTAGGTCAGGGTACAGGTCAGTACACCGAACCGCAGCACCTCACGGTGGTAGACGCCCATCTCGTCGGCGCCGCTGTCACTGCTCTCAACGTCCGAAAACTTGATGGTGGGGGAGCCGGTGGGAACCGGCAGGGAATGGCCGTCGATTTGCAAGAGGGAAGTGCGCTTCAATGCTTTCATGCCATTCCTCCTGTCATGATTGCGCGATTTTGGCGGTATCGGTCGTTGGCGCGGCCGATGACCTCATCGCCGATGATGATGGGGCCGCCATTCTCCCGGATGGATTGGATGATAAGCGTGACCAGGTCGGCGAGTTCGTCCAACGTGACGGGCTGCACGCTCCCACTACTTTGAGGAGAGACTGTCGGCACGGCCCAGGCAGGATCAACGCTCAGCGCGGTAGATACCCCTGTCTGCAGCCCCGCCATCTGCCCGGTCACAAGGTCACGCACATCAGTCATCGCGGATTTCAGGCATCCCATGCTGCCTGTGATGCCTTCGGCAATGCCGGGGGTGATCCAACGCCCAACTTTGTCTCTCATAATGCGGGACGGACTGCCGATTTTGAACGCACTGGTAAATCCATCGACAATGCCGGAAACGAAGCTGCCGATCTGATCCTGCAACCATCCGGCTGCGGCTTTGATACCGTTCCACAGACCTTCCACGGCCTGCCTGCCGATATCAAGCAATTTGCCGGGCAGCTGCATAAGGCCGTTCACGACATTGTTGAGCAGTGTCTTGGCCGCTTCGGTGCCTTTCTTCCCCAGCTGAACAGCCCACTGGGCCACATTGGTCAAGGCCGTGGTCAGCCATTTCAGGGTGTTCCCCGGTAGCTGGCAGAAGAATGCCACGACATTGGTAAGAAATGTGCTCGCCGCCTGTTTTGCCAGCGCCGGCAGCTGCACCGCCCAGCTTGCCAGCGTGCCTAGTGCCTGGCCCAGGAAATTGCCGACCATATAGGGGATCTGAGAGAAAAAGGCCGAAATATTGTCGGGCAGCTGCTGGATGAACGTCATGGCGTTCTGGATGCCGGTTGGCAGGGTTACCGTAAAGAAGTTCACGATCGCCTGGGCCGCATTACTCACGAAGTTGGTAATATTAGTTTCTAGGTCAATCCAAAACTGCTTGAACGGTTCGCAGGTGTTCCACAGGTAGATGAACCCTGCAACAAGTGCAGACAGGACACCAATTACCACCGTCACAGGCCCCCCAAGCGCAGCGATTACCCCGCCAAAGGCTGCACCCGCCGAGGTCGCACTGGTGATGGCCGTGACCACACTGGTAATGACAGACACAACGGGAGCCAAAAGAGCACCAAGCCCGGTCAACGTTTTGAACACACCAAGCCCTGCGCCAATGGATGCAAACGCGGTAACTAGCCCGTCCGCATGGTTTTGCACAAATGTGCCGATTTCCTGAAAAATGCTTTGCAGAACGGGTGCTGCCGCTTCCACCGCCGGGTCAATCTCCGATACGGCACTCTGAATTTTTCCAAGTGCTGCATCAACAAGGCTCAGAACGCTTTGAAGCAGCGGCATCATAGAAGATAGCAGGCCGGACAGCGGAGCCATTGCCCCATACAGCGATGACCATAGCCCACCCAGCTTGCCGCTTATCGAAGTCCACAGGCCGCTCAAATCAGGGGAAATGCTTCCAAGTGCCTGCCCAATGGCCGCGCTGATCTGCGGACCGGCGCTGGTTATAAAAGTCCCAATGGCTGACGGCAACCCCTTGAGGATATTCCCAACCGCCGGGAACAGATTTCCGAACAGGAAGGACGTTACCGTGTCTGCGAGACCGTTCAGGGCGGGCTGAATATCCTGCCCCAGGGTCAGCTCTGCAAGGACGTTGGAAAACGCCGCCTTCACGGACGCCATCGAACCCGAAATGGTCGTTGCCGCCTCCTTGGCTGTGGTTCCCGTGAAACCCAGGTTGTCCTGGATTACCTGGATGGCGTCGATGATGGAGTTGAATGGCACGTCCTTGACAGTGTCGGCCGTGACTTTAACGCTGTCTCCGAGCACGCCGCTGTCATTGATCAGCCGGGCCATTTCCGCTTGGGTGCCGCCGTACCCCAGCTTGAGGTTGTCCAGCATCGTGTAATTGTCTTTGGCAAAACCCTGGTATGCGTACTGGATGGCGGACATATCGGTGCCCATCTTGTTGGCGTTGTCCGACATCTGGATAATAGCCTGGTTGGCGTACTTGGCCGCCGCGGCGGTATCTCCGCCCAGGCCCTGCAGCAGGGTAGCCGAAAAGCTCGTCACCTGTTCCATATAGTCGTTGGCGCTGACACCGGCTGTTTTATAGGCGGCGGCTGCGTATTGCTTGATGGTATCCGCACTGTCCTTAAACAGCGTTTCAACGCCGCCGATGCTCTGCTCAAGCGCAGCGCCCTCGGTGACGGCCTTGGAAATGGCAGCCCCGATACCGGCCGCAGCGATTACTTTTTTGAACGTACTGACAAGACGGCTGCCTAGGCTTTGCCCTGCGGATTCCCCAGTCTGCGCCGGGGCATCGCCCAGCGCTTCCTTGATTTTCCCGCTGATCCCCTTGGCGCTCGGGATGATCTGCACATACGCCTTGCCAAGTTCTGTACCCTCTGCCATGATCTCACTTTCCTTCATCAGCGGCCCGGATGGCCGCCCAAAATTCTTCCTCGCTGTTAAATGCCTGTACCGTGCTGCGCTTTTCTTTTCCGGTAAGCATCTCTGCAACGCTCTGGGGGCGGTGCCGGTTTTTCTGCCCGTCCTTGGTCTGCATCCAGACCAGCAGGCTCAACCGGTCCACCATGGCTGCCTGCATCAGCAGTGAGGCCGTCATTTTAGCCCCCGCCATCTTCATGCGGATGCGCGAAGTTTCCGGCAGGCCGGCCGCCAGGGTGGCAGCCAGCCGTACCGGAAGCGCACGCCAGTCAAAGATGTGGTAGGTTTCAGCAAAATCGCAGATCAGCGCATCCTCATCGGCATGGACCATCGCAGCGAGGATCAGGAGTTTTTTGCGCCGGTCCCGTCATTGGAAAGAATGTCATAAAACGCTTCCATCACAGCGTCGATCGGAACCTTCCCTTTGTCATTGCGCAGGTAGTCGTATAACTTTTCGCGCTGCTCTTCCCCCAGCAGCAGGCGCAGCGCCTTGCTAACTTTCAGCGGTTGGCCGTCCTCCGCTTCCGCCAGTGCATCCAGAAATTCCTGGTCTACATTCTCTTCTGCAATGGCATAGGCAAAGCCTCTTTTGGTTTTTCCCTCAATCATCACGATTCTCCTTTCGCCTTGATGTACTCGTAGTGCGTATTCCCGTCCGTGTCCGGCGTGGCGGTGATGGTGGTTTCATAGCCCACTGCATCCTCGTCAGAGTAGGTGATTTCGCCAACCTCGGTCACGGCGGCGGACGGGATGACAATGCGCTTGTGGGCGCCACCGCGCATGACCTGCTCAATGACCCACGCGGCGCTCTCCTGCGGGTCACTGTTCGCTTTCACGGTGATGCCGGTCTCCAGCGTGCCGGTCACGTTGTCATCGCCATAGACAGCTTTGAGTACATCGGGGTTCAGCGCTTCAATCAGAACAAAGGCGAAGGTATCGTCTTTCGAGCTCTGATAAGTGAGAACTGTATCCCCGCCCCACGCTTTGATGTTGTCGCTTTTCGGGCTGTTTGCGTTGGTCAGGCCATCCTCACCGCAGTAACCCAAGCAGACGAACTTTGCATTCAGCGCGGTGGTTGCATCGGTGGGCAGGGTAGTGCCCGCCGGGGCGCGGAAGATTGCACCGCCTTTTTTGGGCTTGCCGGTGGTAACATTGGATGCGTTTGCCATGTGAATCATCCTTTCTCAATAAAAAACTAGGTCGAAAACGGCCTGGTAACGGTAGTGTTTGGTTGTTGTATCGGTAAAATTGTAGTCGCTGTTCAGGCGGCAGGCGCTGACATCGTCAATGCCGGCCAGTTCATCCATCGCCGCCTTGACCCGTTCGTTCAGTTCGGCCGCTGCCAGCAAACTGCCAGCCCAGCTCTGCACGGCCAATGTGGCACGGTTGACCCGGTTGGTGCGGCTGCTGCCGGTTTTCTCCACCAGCACAAACGTGTTGGGCGGATTTTCCGGGATCTCCATGTACACCGGTACGGTAAGGGCGGTGCTCAGGTGATTTATTGCGATTTTCTCTATCATTTCAGCGCCTTCAAGATCGTGTTGTTTTTCAGGTTGTCCTGTTTGGCTTTGGCCGAAACCGCAGAAACACGGGCTACCACGCGGGTTGGCATGAGATAGTCGCCGGATGCGTAACCATTCCCGCACGCCTGCGCCGCTGCATCGGCTTTGCTTTTCAGGATTGCCTTCACCTCGTCCGAGCGCAGCAGAGCGCGAACACCGGAACGGTTCAGCTCGAATTTGTATTTACTCATACCGTTCCACCTTCACCTTCTTGTTCCAGCACAGCGGGATCAGGTCATCAATGCCCTGCACCACATCGCCGTAGGTGCGGAATTTCTGGCCCCAGAATTCCACCGTCACGTTGTGCCAGTCGTTGGCGTCTCCCTTGGGCAGGGCCAGCGTATAGGCCAGCCGCCTGCCGTAAAGCTGCAGATCGTTGACGATGTCCTCCGTGGCCGGTTCGCCCACCAGCACGTTGTGTACAGTGACTGGTGTTTCAGTGTAGATCGGCGCGTGGAAAGCGTCCTCGCCGGTCTTGGTCTTTTCGTACAGGATGATGTTGATACCCTTCAGCATAAGTCCTCCAGCGGGCTGTGTGCGCCCAGCCTGCTGCCCACGCCCAGCAGCTTCTTTTCCAGCTTGGAAAGGTACAGCTCTCCGACCGAGCCGCCGGACACCGTCCAGCTCTGCTGGTAGCCCAGCGCCGATGCGGACGCCTGGGTGGCGCCCATCGGGTACATGGCGGCGCCCTGCCCGCCGGGGCCCGCGTCCAGTTGGCGGCGCACCATGCGGCAGGATACCAGCTGTTTGCGCTCAAACGGGGCGTCCTGGCTGTATGCGTCGATGACAATGCCGGCTTCGGCCAGCAGGGCGCTGCAGAGCGTCTTTTCGTCATCGCTCAGCGTGCGGAACCCGGCTTCGACCTCTTCCACGGTTGCATAGACCATTGCCATCACCTCATTTCCTGGCGGCGGCTTTCTTCTTCGGGGCCGGGGCGGCGGTCTGCTTGGCGGTGGGCTCTTCGGCGGGCTCTTCGGCGGTCTGCTTGGCGGCGGGCTCTTCAGCGGGCTCTTCGGCGGGCTGCCTAGCGGGGACGGCCGCCGGGGCATCTACGCGGGTATGCCCCTCCGCCAGATATTCAGCTTCCCGCTCCGGGGCAACGGCCATCAGGGTGCCGGTCAAACGATTTTTGAATTCAATCATGATCAGGACCCCGTTTTGGCTGCGCCGGTCAGCTTGTTGAACACCGTGGTGTCGCAGCGGAAGCCGACTTCGATCTCGGCGCGCACGGCGAACATGTTCTGTTCAAACAGGTTGATGGTGGTGGAACCGTCGGTCAGGGTGGCCTGGTCGGAAATGGCGATCTGCACGCCCTCCACGGTGCCGTACACCGCCTGCGTCCAGTCGCCCGCAAAGCCGACCACGGCGGCATCGCTGGCCGTGTTGGCCGTGTAGGCGCCCTTGCTCTGGCGCACCTGCGCGCCCAGAATCATGGGCACTGCGCCTTCGGCCACGCTGTTAATGAACAGGGGACGCTTATTGCCGTCCACCGCGTTCAGCAGGATGGCCTTGCCCTGCGGGGCCAGCACCCAGCCGTTCAGAATGCCGTCATGGGCGGCGATGTCTGCATCGGCGGCAACCAGACCGCCGTAGGCATTGGTCAGGATGCTCTGGGCCGTGCAGGCTTTCAGGGTGTCGAAGTTGGAGCCGGGGGCTTTCACCGCCCCGAACACGGTCTGGTCAAACTTTTTGGCCAGAGCGCCGGGCAGACGCTGCACCAGCTGATCATACAGGGCGGGCACATCGCGGCGGAACTGGTTGGAAAACGGTACGATGACGGCCAGGGTGTAGGGCTGCATCTGCTTGGTGGCCAGAGTGCCGCGCTTGACCGGCTTTTTCTCGGTCTCACCGACCCAGCCCGCTTCGGGGTCGCCGGTGATAACGGGGATGGTTGCGCCCAGGCCGGGCAGCGGAATCTTCCGGGCCAGTGCCATGACGGCGCTGGATTCCTGGGCTTTCTGCAAAATTTCGCTGGACACGCTGCCCGGCAGGGAAATAGTAGTCGTGCGGTTGATATCAATAGATGCCATACTTTTGCTCCTTTACTTCATGACTTCGTTGAACCACTCCGCGAACTGCTCGCGAGTGGAACCGGTTGGGGTTTTGTTCGGGTCGCCGCCGTCGCGGACGTTGGGGTAGCCGCCGGGGGCGGCATCAAAGGCCCAGGCTTTTTCCTTGGCCAGGGCATCCAGCGCGGCCTGGATATCGCTGGTGCGGTCCTTGCTGACTTTCAGTGCATCCACGTCCAACATACCGCGGATGGCCTTTACATCGCGCCCGTGGGCATCGCGGATTGCGCCGTCCAGGGCGGAATCAAAGGCAAAACTGTCGGCCTGGTCGGCCAGCTGGCCCTGAAGCTTGGTGATCTGGCCTTTCAGGTCAGCCACGTCAACGCCTTCAAAGGCTTTCAGGCCGTCCTTGGCGGTGTTCAGCTGGGTGGTCAGGTCGTTCACCTGGGTCTGCAGGTTGGCGGCTTTGGTCTTTTCGGCGGTGATATCCCTGCCGTTTTCGCCCATCAGCCAGTCCAGCTGCTCATCGGTGATGTTGGGGATCTGCTTCTTGACGTCTTCACGTTTCATAAAAAATCCTTTCTGCCTGCGCTTTTTTGACGCGGGTCGCATCCGCTTTGGCTGTACAGTTTTACGCCATGCCGGGCATGTTTTGGGGAATAAATGGGGATAAAAAGTGCCCGCTTGCCCCTCATGCAGGGCAGGCAGGCATGAAAAAAGCACGGTGCAGAATTTGCATCGTGGTTTCAACAAATTGTTGGCGCGGCCTTTACGGCACAATCTCCACGCCGTGTAAAACGTCCGTGTAAAAACACAGCCGGTACTGGCGCGGGCAGATGTAATTCACCTTGAACTGTTCCGGGCTGGTCACTGCGGTCAGCACGGCCAGCATCAAAACAAGTAGCTTCTTCATTGTATCCTCCTAAAAATGGGCATGAAAAAACCACGGTGCGTGTGCATCGTGGTTCAGATTATTTGATAGGTTGTCCAGCCTGATAAGCTTTTCTGGCTTGCTGTAAACTCATAACATTTGCTCCACCCTGCCAATCAGGATGACGAAGCTGAACCAAATCGTTCTGCCATTCACATACTGGACAGATTTCCATGTATTCAAGCTGCGCTTTACCACATACAGGGCAAATATTAGTTTCTGTCATGCTCATCTTTCCAGTACTCCTTTCCGCGTTCAGGTTTGAAAAAAGTTCGGATGTTTCCATCACTTGTGGTGGCAATAAATTCATTCGTGCGATAACAATAGCGTGAGACGCTTCCATCGGAGCGTGTAACTTCTTCCAATTCCCCCAGTTGTAGGGGCTCCATCAACAACTCCCTTGCTCGCCGCAGGTATTGCTCTTCCGTCCAGCCTTCAAAATTAGCCTTATGCTTATTTAGATGCCAGGTGATATCCTTTTTACCTGAAAAAACAGCTTTACTATAATCAATTATAGCACGTTTTGGCGTGCTTGTATAGTCCATTCTCGCCGCATACGCCGCCCTTTTCTGGGCGTTGATGCGCTCCCGGTTGGCGGCGTAGTTCACCCGCCGCATTTTGTTGATGTCTCCGCCCGCATCCCGATACTGTTTCAGGTATTTTTCCGGATCATAGCCTGCCAAGGTGGTGTTGTGGTCAAACCGGATGGCAAACTCACAATCGCAGTTGGCGTGGATGTGTTCTGCGTGGCCGCCTTTCAGCACCTTGCTGCTGGCTTTCTGCCAGCCGTTGCTTGCCAGCGTGATGCAGAACGGGCAGGTGTCCCCATGTGGCACCCAGGCCCACTCGGCCCCGTCCCGGACGGCGTTTTTCAGGGTGGTGTCGGCCCCGGCACGCTTGACCAGGCGGCTGACGCCGTTGGGCAGGTTGGCCGGGTTTTGGTTCTTGGTGGCGTTCACCATGCGGGCCACCTCGCCGTAATCTGCCGGTTCGGCAGGCTCCGCTGCGGGCACCCCGGCGTTGGCCGCTTCGGCCAGGGCGTCATACATCTGGCAGGCCAGCTCCGCGCTGCCCTCGCCGTATTTCGTCACAAGTCCGTAAGCGTAGGCAATCAGGTCGTCCGTGCTTTCGGTGCCGTGAGAGCCTATGTATTCCCGCATGAGCTGCCCGGCTTTCTGGTTCAGGCGGGACAATCGGGTGATGTACTCATTCCAGGCGTTGGCTGTTATCTGCATCGTTTTCCATCTCCATCAGCACCTGTTGGCCCCGCACCCGCTGTTCCTGCGCCTTAATGCGGCGGATATCGGCCTGGTCAAAGCCGATCATCTCCAAAAACGTGTCGGTGGCGGCAAACTCCTGCCGGGCGGAAGCAATCTTGATGGCGGCATCCGCGGTCACGGCCACACTGGGCATGGCGGGGTTCCGAAAGTGGGCCATCACGTTCCGCTCTTCCTCGGTCAGCTCATCCAGCGTTACTTTGCGGGCAATGGCCTGGGCCATCCGGGCAATGGTGCGTAGTGCATCCCCGTTGCCGGTGTTCAGCTGCTGGGCCAGCAATACAAGGGTCTGGCTCTGGGCCAGGATCGCATCGCTGCTGGTGGGGTTGGCATCGTTCACCACGCCAACATCGGTCACGGTCAGACCGGTGGCAGCGGCAAACTGGGTGGCCGTCATTCGCATCTTTTCAACGTGCGGCGAAAGGCTGCCCTGTGCCAGCTGGCCGAACGCGGGTTTTTCGCCGGTGTCGGGGTTGGTCGTGGCCGCGATGATCGCCCCGACATACTGCCGGAACTTGTCCGATACGATGGTATCGTACTGCTCATCCGTCACGCCAAGGATGTATTTCTGCGGCGTGGTGTCAAACTCCAGCGCAATGGCGGCGTTGGCCACAACCCGGACATAATCGTCAATCAGTGAGCGGATGGGCCGTTTCAGCCGGGAGCGGCCAAACGGCTTGCTGCTGGTGGCGTTCCAAATCAGTGGCTCCATCAGCGGACGCCCCATCTTATTGGGATGCCGTTCTGCTGTCCAGACGGTCCCTTCACGGGTCAGTACGATCAGGGCGGTGTCGGTATACAGGTTGACGATGGACGGAGTCCATTTCCCTTCGTCCTTTTCGTCCTTCATGGTGTCGATGATGGCAAGGCCGCAGTCGATCCGGCCTTTCTCGCCGCTCCACAGGGCAGCGGCCGCAGCAGGGGAGTGAAAGCGGATGCGACAGCCGATCGCATCGTCAGCCGAAAGCGTGGCAAACACGCAGCCGTATTTCAGCTCATCGCGGCAGGCTTTGGCGTATTCGGCCACAAGGCGGTTATCCGCCACCAGCCGGGCAAGGCTGTCCAGACTGCCGCCGGTGCCCACAAAGCCGTCAAACATACTGCGGGCGGCAAGCACATCCACCGCTTTCTGACCCCAGCTGCAGCCGACCTCCAGCCCGCGCAGCCCCGTGGGCAGGGCAATGCCAAGGTTGACATCCCTCAGGGTCACATGACCCTCATAATATTTGTCTTTGGTGGCGTTGTGGCTCTGGTGATAGGTGTACGCCTCGGCCAGGTCGCTGAGTTGCTGCTGTTCCGCGGCGGTCAGCCCGGCCACAATACCAAAATTCAGGGTAGTCGTCATGGTTCTCCTTTATCCAATCCTCATCTTGCGTGTCGGGTCGCGCTTGCAGGTTTTCGCGCCCCACAGTGCCAGGGCGCAGGCTTCCAGCGGTAGGCTGTTGTCGCCGCCAAAGCCATACCCGCCGCTGATGGGGCGCTTGGTGCTGGTAATGGCGCTCTCGTTCAGGGCCTGCTGCGGTTTGTACCAGGTCAGGGAGTGTTCGTTGATTGCGGTGGTAATCAGCCCCACCGATGCGATTACGTCCCTGGCAGAGGGGCGGAGCACGGCGCTTTTGGCTTTCCAGGTGGGGCGGATGCGCTCCACCAGCACGTCCACCCCGTTGCGGCCATCAATCACCACACAGCTTGCGCGGTCATAGCGTTCGTTCAGCCAGTCCACCAGCCAGGCCAGGCCGCGGCCGGTGGGCTGCTGTTCGATCAGCGAGACGCGGGCCGGGCCATCTTTCGGGATCACCGCGCCGCACAGGCAGACAGCGGAACCATCCGCGGCAAACTTGACGCCGTAAGCGGTCTTGCCCTCCGGCTTTTCCGCCTCGCTGGCGCAGGCCGCCCAGGCCCGGGCATCCAGCGCCTTGTCGCTCTGCTCCGTCAGAACGGGGCTCCACCAGCCCAGGCGTTCTCTGGCAAAGCCGTCGGCACTCATGCTCCGGCACTCCTCCGCCGCAAACTCCTCGCTGAGCCGAATGCCCATGGCCGGGTTAGTCTGATACCAGACCGCGTGATCTTCTAGGTCGATCTTGTCCACCTGCTCTCCCTCCACTGACCATTCGTGCCAGGCATCGTGCGCGCCCGGTGCGCCAAGACAGGCTGTCCGGCGGCGGCGGAATACGTCGCCAGGACAGCCCGGATAGGGCGGCGTGCCGGTATAGATCAGCTGTCGGGTGCCGGTGGCCGATGCGGCCAGCGTGGCCATGATTGCCTCCACCTGGTCGTCCGTCAGTTCCTGTGCCTCGTCATAGACCACCAGCGAGATGCCGTCAAAGCCGCGGGCCGCCTGCCGGGATCGGGCCGAGAACTCAATGCTCCCGCCGTTCAGAAGCTCGATGCACTCCTCGCCGTTGGTGTAGCGGATGTTTTTCACCAGTTCCAGCACCTCTGGGTGCCGCTTGTCGGTAAACATCCGGGCCAGCCGGTTAAAGCTCTTTTTTGCCGTGCGCACCTGATGGGCGGTGTGCAGGATCTTCTCACCGTTGATGACCATTCCAAAAAACTCCCGGCCCTCCAGACACACGTTTTTCCCGTTCTGCCGGGGCACGGCCAGCCCTGCGGAGGTCACGGTGTACCGCCCGGATGCATCCCGACCCAGCCAGCAGTCCAGCACCAGCTGCTGCCATTCATCCAGCGCATTGCCGTAGGCGGCCATCAGCGCTGCGGCGTCCGCACCGTCTGTCGTAACGCGCTCCGGCTCGATGCGGTATCTTGGAATCTGTGCGCCGGTCATGCGTCCTGTTTTCTCCGATTCTGCACCAGAGTGAGTACGCTTGTCGGCTTAATGTCGGATATTTGCTCTTGCGGCACCTCCACAGGTAGGAGCTTAATCAGCATATCCAATCCAGACAGGTACGTTTTCCACAATGCCTCATAAGCCCGGAAGGCCGGGTTCTCTCTCACGCCCGACTGCCCACCGCCGTTGTCATATTCCACCGTGATGCCTTCCTCACCGATGGCTTCCCTGGCATCGTCCAGCTTGGATTTCATCCACGAAACATTCAAAATCACCGGGTCAAGCGACTGGATCTTTTCGTCATTCAATCCGTTTTTGGCCAAAAATTTAGCCAGTTTTCTGCGCTCTGCGGCAGACCTTTTCGCGATCTCCGCGCGCGCGATTAGAAGTATCTGCTGCCACTTTTTGCTTCTCCTTCCTGTTTTGATACCACCCCCATCAAATTATTTTTTGCGGGGGTAAATCGGCGCTGGACGGCTTGGGGTCGCCCGCCGGCCGGGGCGGGGGTCCCTCCCCACCCCTTACCAGCTGCCGTCTGCAGGGGGCTTTTGTGCGCGGGTGCGCTGCGCAGAATTGGGTTTTGCGGGCGAAAGCTTGCAGCCTTTCTGCGCGTTGCACCAGTAATGCGCAGCCTGTAAGTTGTCCCAATCTTCAGCTGCAGCCCGCGGGGACGGATAACCGAACTCGCGCCAGCGCGCAACGGGGCGTATCTCATCTACCACAAAGCTGAGCGGGTGCGCGGCATCAGATGGTTCGTCGTAATGGATCGGGCCAAGGCGCCCGCCGCAGATTCCGCACGGCGCGCCCATGGCTTTCAGCCGCGCCCGGTGTTTCCTGCGCAGCGCTCCATTGGCATACCGGGGGTTAGTCATAGGGGGGCCTTTCTCAGCGGCCGCTGGTAAGTCCAACATCCGCCGGGGCCGATTTTATGTTTGGGCCGCTCGCACTGCCACGGGTTGACACAGCGCGGCAGGGAACAGATCACCCGTTCGTTGCCGCACATGCTCCAGATACAGCGGGCGCAGGGGTTGGTTGTTTTGTTGTTTTTATCTGCCATGGGTTACACTCCAAAACAAAAGAGGGCAGCCGGTGGGCTGTCCTCTCAATATTCTATGATATCAATTCTAGCACTAAAAAATCTTGCACAGTATCAACTTTTAGCCAATTCCTACGCGTTGCGCAACATTTTCCAAATATTTGCGGCGGCGGCGATAGAATTCTATCCGGCTAATTCCCGGCACTTCCAAGCGCTCGTATGTCCAGGTGCGGCAGGCCTTGCAGTTGAGTGCAATAGCCTTTTGCAGCGCGGCCCGTACCGTGGCGCTCTGGATGTCCGCCCCAATCTCATCCGCGGCGGCATCAATGGCCCGCATGATCTGCACATCCCGCTGTGTCTCAAGCTGCTGGATCGCCTCGGCCTTGTCGGCGGTGATGTCGTTGGAATTCCCGCCGGCGTGCGGCAGGTACACACGCACGGGCGTGCCGCAGCTGGTTGTGGTATCCACAAAATTTGTGCCGCTGCGCAGGATGATCTCATCCACCTGGCGCTTATACTCGGCCTTGCGCCTGGCCTGGCCGCGCACCAGCTGCAGGGCAGCCAATACGATGTCATTCGGCAAGCGTTTGTTTTTCCCCACGTGTGTATACCTCCCTTAATCCGAAATATGGCTGTCTCTGCGTTCAGGTGTCAGGATCTCCGCCATGTGTGTGCGGCATATAAATTTTTGATTCTTCATCATCCACATGCGCGGCAGCTTTCCCAGCGGCTACCCCGGCGGTATAAGCTGCCGCCAGCAGCACGGACAACACAAAAATACCCATAGTGCAGGTCAGGATGGAAAGCAATATCTGTATCATCATGTATCCCGCCTTTCGCCGCGAGAGCAGAAATCGTCCGGGTCAGCCTGCCCGCACAACGGGCACTGCGTTGTGCCATAATGGCAGCATTGGCTGCACCGCGGCAGGGCCATCCTGTGCAGGCGCAGTGCATCGGCAAGACGCTTGATGATATACATACCCACGCATACCACGGCAGCGCCGCAAAGCATGATGGCAGGACATGCGACAAACATCAAGACAAACGCTGCTGTTGCACTTGTGAAATTCTGCTCAAGAATGTTCATTCGCGCCACCTCACAGCACTTTATACGCCTTGCGCAGTACCGCACACCCATGCAGGCTGCACTCATGTTCCAACCCACAGCCAAGACAGGCCTCCGGGCGGCGTTCGGTTTGCAGCCGCCGAAGCTGCCTCATTTCCGCCGGGGTCATTGTCTGGGTCTGCCTGCATTCACCGCATTCATGGCAGGTATACTCTTCTGCATCAGAGGTCTGACACCGGCTGTTCTGGGCGTCAAAAGTTATCTTTTTCATTCGATTTCCTCCGTCCACCAGTCCCATGCACAAGCATCACATTCATCCGTGCGTTGCGAATACTTTTTGCAGTGTTCGCCTGTCAATTTTTTGTTAATCACGCATGGAAAAATTGCAATCGCACCCGTGTCAGTGTTGATTTTCGCATCTGGGTAAGCCTTCAAAAACTCACTCTGGCGGGTCTTGGACGGGTTGGCGTTACTCCACTTTTCAACGGCGGTATACATTTCGGCAAAATCGGTAGCTGTTACGCTTGCCATGGTTTTGCGATCAGCGCAGCAGGGCAGTGCGCACAGTGGGCAGTCATACCCGCATTCGCTGTCATCACATGTACCGCCGCGCTGTTTGCACAGTCGCTGCATTTCTTTCCAGAAGTTTTTTGGTTCCATCGTGTTCCTCCTTGATATTTCATCAAAAATTGTCTCCGGCCAGAATGCGAATGGGTATCCCGCCGGGGCGGGGGATAACGTTGTATTACCTGCGTTTCCGGCGCAGCTTGATGTATAGCCGCCATTCGGCCCGCTCCTCGTTATAGCTTGGCACAGCCCCCAAAAACCTGTAACCGGGGTAGCGCTGCTCCCAATAATCAGCATCGTCCACGCGCATGGTGCAGGCATCGGCCAGCTTGCGCGGGGTCCAGTGGGTATCATTGGGGCGGGGATAGGTGGGGCGCTTTAGGCCGCGGCTTGCATGCCAGCTTTTGCGGCGGCGGGGATATTTCAGCATGTACTTGGCCAGCCCTTCCAGGCTGTCGTGTTCCGGCTGCAGGCGGTCGGCGTTGACGGTGCCCAGCGGTTCCCGGCTGCGGCCGGTGCACCACAGATCTTCCAGCGCATCACGCAGGGCGGCGCGGTGGGCGGCGGTCAGGCCGTCCACCTGCAGCACCATGTGGTGATGGTATCGCACTTCTTTCAGGCCGTTGGCCGGGTCGGCTTCTTGGTTTTCCGTCACGCACACCCACTTGATGGGGGTGGCATCCTGCCAGTTCTGCCGGGTCAGCCATCGGCGCACCCGTTTCAGGTAGTTGTACACGTCCTTCCAGGCCGCTTCATCGTCATCCGGTAGCCACATGTCTTCGTAGGTCAGGGTAACGGCAAAGCCCCGTTGGTCGAAATTTGTGTTCAGCAACTGTACCAGCAGCCGCGCCGATCGTTCCCGGTTACGCTTTTGCTGGGCAAGGCTGCTGGCAAATTGCTTTTTTCCGCGGGGACCTGCCCGGTGTTCCCGCTCAGTGATCCAGCAGAAGTCTACCTCGGCATAGCTATCACCGCAGATTGTTTTCTGCTCTCGGATGTATTGCTTTCTGGCAGATTTCATGCTGTTCACCTCTTTTCTTTCTGTGGGGGAGAATGGACCTTGAAATAACCCCTATACAAGCCGCCCAAACGGCCCCCCTCGGACCGTTTGGCGGCAGCTCGCTGCGGCTGCGCAGCCACATGCTCTATATAATAGGTAAGCTGTGCCCGGTTTTGCGAAAGCCGCCGCCCTGGTTTAAGGGCTGCGGCTTTGGTTCACGCTTGGGTTTCTTTTGCAGGGCCGCCCATCAGGCGGTCGTGGATGATTGCGGTTTTTGTTTCGATAATGCGGCGGCTGACAATGGCTAAAAGGCTGTCAAGCGCTGATACGCCGCAACCGGGCCCCGCTTCGCCCATCTCAAACAGCAGGGCTACCAGCACTTCTTTGTTGCTTGGCTGCGATCCATCCCTTTTGTACAGTTCCTCTTGCATACACCGGAATACCATCTCAGCCCCACGCGGCTGCGGCAGCCCCATCGTGCCCATGATCAGCTTGATGCACTTTTTCCTTGTCATTGATTCCATCCTTTCTGTTTTACTGTTGGCCGCCCACCCGCCGGGGCGCAAGGGTCTTTTTTAAGGCGGTGGCGGTTTGCGGCATGCTGTCCAGATAGGCAAACTGCTTTTCATAGGCCCGGCGCTTGGCATCCTGGGCGCAGTCGGCCTTGTAGCGCTCGCAGTTGGCATGGCAGCCCACGCGGCGCTGTTGGCAGTTTTTACAGCTTCGTTCCATCAGCCACCCCGCCTTTCGCCGCGACTGCAGAAATCATCCGGCGTGTTGCGGCCATACAGCGGGCACTGCACGGTGGCCCAGTAGCGGCAGCGCCCACACCGCGGCAGGCCCAGCCGCCGCAGGTGCATGGCGCGGGTGATGTGCAGCCCGCACCACAGCAGCAGGCAAATCAGCATTCCGCCGGCAAAGAGCACGCAGGGGGCCGCGACAAACACAAGGGCCAGGCACTTGAGAACATAAAGGCAGTTGGAATCAAAAATTGTCATTGGTATCATTCAACCTCCCATTCTTTGGTGGCGCGTCCCGGTGTTGATCCGGGCGGCATGGGTTGCTTGGGCCATGCCGGTGCTGCACACGCACCATAAAAACCCGCCTGCCCAGGCGCACCCGCGGCGCTTGGCAATCTGCACGCAGGGGCCTGGCACCCGGTGGAAAAAGCCGGGCTGAAAAGCTAACAGGCGGCCGCCGGGCACAAGCCGTGAGTAGTGGCCGGTGCCGGGCGTTGTGCATTACCTGCACAGTGGTGTTGCCGTACTTGCCCACGCAGCAACTGTGGGAGGATTCAGGGGCCGCCGCGGCCTCGTGCAGCTTTGGCGGCATATCTGCCCCGCCGGGGCGGGGTTATTGGATCTTGTAGTGCTCGGCCAGCTTTTTCAGCACAGCCGGGTGCAATATGGATAGCTCAAACCGGGTGCGGCAGGCATCGCCGGGCGGACTTACCTCGCCCAGCTTGGCCAGGTACTGGTTGTACAGCCAGCCCATCACGGGGTGGGCAATGTTCGTCATGTACCAGGGCGGGCGCTTGGGGTTCTGCTCTGCGGCCTTGCGGCGCTCCTCAATGATCAGCGGGGCTAGCCGGTCAATCAATGCCGCGCGTTCCGCCGCCGTCATTGGCGGTCGCCTTTGCCAGGGCGGAATACAGCATCATCATCGTGCATCCGTTCCGCATCCCGCATGGCGTTGCGGTAGCCCACATCCCGGCCACTGGTCCAGGTAGCCAGCAGCCCCAGGGCCACAACCCCGGCAGTAATAAGATAGCAGATCATTATTTCAGCACTTCCTTCACATCGTCCAGCAGGTCCGCTGGTATCATTCCGGCCTGCATCATGTGGTGCAGGCTTTCCCGGTAAGCGTGCAGACGGCCTGCCAGCTCTGCCGCCTGGCAGATCAGCATGCCACGCGTGCCGGGGTTGTGTACGCCGTTGGTGCTGCGCAGTATAGTGCAGTAGGTTTTGCGGTCGGCAGCGGTGTTTTCCACCAGCCAGGCCACGGCCTCCCGCGGCGTCATTGGTGCGTCCATGGCTTTTTCACCCTCCCCGTGTTCGGCATCTGCGCGGACAAAAACGCCGCCGCGCAGCGCTCGCAGAATTTCTCGTTGTTGACCGCCGGGCTTTTGCACTCAAATGCAAGCCCGAGCTGTGGCGCAAGGTATTCCGGGCAGGCCCAGTGCAGGTAGCTGGCGGCGGCCATTCTGGCGGTGCAGCGGCGCAGGCCCCGCAGGGTGTTGTCCACGCAGCCAACCTTGACGATCCGCTCTTCCTTCTCCAGTTCCTGCAGCCATTCCAGCACCGTCATGGCTGCACCGCCGTGTTCTGATTCTGCGGGGTAACAATCTCCGTTTGCCCCATTCCTTGGGCTTCGTACCGCCAGCGGGCGGCCTCATTCGCCTGGTGCGCCGCAATGCTCAAAGTCAGCACCAGCGCCGCGGCCATGGTCAGGGCAAGCACTTCCCAGCGGGCGGCTTTGTCCTGCGCTTTGGCGGCTTCCTGCTGGGCAACCTCGGCGCGGTAGTTGGACTGCCAGCTGTCGTATTCGGCGTTCTGCTTTTCCCAATCCTTGCGGGCGGCGGCGCACTCTGCCGCATTGGCGCGGGTTTCGGCGCGGACAACGCGCTGTGTCAGGGTTACCCAGCGTTCGGCATTGCTGGGATTTCCGTCATTGATAGACCGCAGCACGGCAGTCATGTCGGTCAGTTCTCTTGTTTCCATTGGTTGGTGTCCTCCCATTGGGGCGGGTAGCTTAATACCGCGTCCATCATGCAGCCGCAGGCCACGGCGGCTTCCAGTGTGTTGGCCCAGTCCTGCCGCCGCTTGCCGCGCTTTGCCGCGGCGTACAGCAGCTCTTCCACCAGGTTCTGGGCGGTCGATCCGCGCACGGCCAGCGGGTGGCGGCGCATAATCAGCTTGCCCAACGGCTGGCGGATGTGCAGGTCAGACGTTCTTGTGCCCACTTCCTGCGCCGCGTCCAGCCGCATGGCCACAAGCGGCCACATGTCAGACCGCACAAGGCGGGCGGTTTCATACGCCACGGCGTACAGGGCAGCTTCCAGCGCATAGGCGTCGGCGGCTTTCTGGGCCGCCGGGGTGCTGGCGGTCGAGACGTCAATGATCCGGCAGGCGCGCGCCAGCTTGTGAGTGCTCTCCATAATGCCGGCGCTGGTTACGTTCTGCGGCTTTTGGGCTGCTGCCAGGCGCAGGGCATCCGTGCCCATGTTGGCAACAGCATCCCCGCTTGCGCACAGGGCAGCGGCCCAGGCGCGTTCTAACGGCGTCATGTCGCGCCGCGGGGAAATATTTGGTTTGGCATTTTCCATTCAGGGGTCCTTTCTGCCGGGTTGGGGGTGTTCAAGCCCCAACCACCAGCGCCAGCAGCGCGTGGTGGATCGCCCACAGGCAAAGGTACCACGCCGCGCCGCAAAGGCAATAAAATAAAAACTTTTCCATCGGTTACTCCAGGTAATGTACTTTAAGCGCAGCCCACCCGCCCAGGCAGCAGCCAGCCAGCCCGGCCATTGCCGCAGCCCCGCCGCCCTGGGCCAGGGCAGTTACGGAACACAACACGCCCAGCCCGCAGGCCGTTAGCGTGAAATTGGCGAAAGCCTTGCAAATGGGGCTGATGTAAGGTAGAATACGAGTGATGAATTTTTTCGTCTGGCCGTTCCGGTGTTGCAGCACCGGGGCGGCTGTTTTTGTTTGGGGCATGGGGTTCTCCTTTCAGTTTAGCCGAACGCCGCGGGCATGCAGCTCGGCTTTTTTGCGTTCCAGCAGCTCCTTGGCATCGGGCCGCTGCATAAAGCGGTGGTAAAAATCCAGCGTTGCTGCTGCCAGCCGCTCGGTAGCATAGGGGTCCGGCTCCGTGGTGGTGGTGATTTTGATGGTGGCGGGGAGAGGGGAAAGGGTCATGGGGTAACCTCCTCTTCGTCAAGGTCGTAGATTGTGCTGCCGCCGGACTTGCTGCGGATGCACCCAGTTGTGATGTGCATGTTGTTCGGGTCGCCAAGGACTGTTTCGTTCTTCACGTCCTTGAATGTGACCTCCGGCGGAATCTTGATGCCGGAACCGTTCTTGAGTTCAAAGCCTTCAACGGTCTGGGTTACAGTCGTGCTGCCCATGCGATGTGTGATTTTTTCGTTGTTCATGGGGAATACCTCCTTTTAGCGATGCTGCATAAGCCAGCGTTCGATTTTTTCGCAGATGTGACAGACGGTGTCAAGAAAATTGACTTTCTGTTCAGTAATGAGTATCTTGATAGCGAGAATTAAAAACTCCATGGCAGTGTTTTGATTTTGCTCCCGCCCTATCTCATGCACAGGGGCGCGCCTTCTTTCGTGACGGATATGAATTGATCTACTGGGCCGGCAGTCCAAAAGCAACGACTTATACCCTGCAAAAGACTGAGCACTGATAAATAGGTGATGCCCCTGTGCATGGGACAGGGCGGGAACTTGAGGAAAATGGTTCACACGAAAAGCCGCGCTCCGAATTGGCACACAGAACCCCTAAAAGGAAAAGCATTACCGGCAAGCACTCTCTTTGGTTACCGGTCCAAGGCAGTCGGTGCTTGTTACCGTTTCTGCTTCATCACATTGCCGTTCTTGTATTGCAAGTACAAGGGCGGCAATTTCTTTTGCATCGCCGGTGATTTGGATAGCCATGACGGATCATCTCCTTTAGATTTTTGTTCCCAAAAAAACTTTTTGAGAATGATTTGCATAATTAGCATATATTGCAATAAAATGTATAATTTACGTAATTTCGCCATGATTTTAATAAAATATAATTAGCAATCATGTTGACATTCTGCTAATTTTGTGGTATTATGACTGCATTCTTAAAGAAAGGGGGAATTACATGGCCAATGCCAAGCAGACGAGCAAGTCTGTTGCAAGCAAGGCATCTTCGATTTTAAGGGACAACCGCTATAGCCCGAAATCCAAGAGTGTTGCTGGCAGCGCACTTTCTCAGACGAAAACTACCGGCAAGAAAAAGTAAATAGGTTCTACCAGATGAGCGAGATGTGCGACCATCCCGCTCATTCTTTTTGCTCACATTCAGTGAACAGATAGTCCAATGTGCAGCCATCAAGAGCTTGCTGAATGGCTCTCATCTCCGGCAGGGTGAACGGCCTTTGGCCATTCATCTTGTTTTGCATGGAACTGCGCGAAATGCCGATATACTTTGCCAGCCCCTGCTGCGAATAGCGACGCTTTTTGAGTTCAATTAAGATGTTGGGAAACATGGGGGGCCTCCTTTGAAAGTGAATCACGATCTCGCAATAATGCGAGCGTTAGGATAAAAAAATAGCCTGCGCATCTTTATCAGATAGATGCAGCTCATCCACAAGTCTGTGAATTTCACCGACCGTGAACCCTTCACCACCACCCTTGATTTTACGATACAACGTGCTGGGGTTCATTCCGATTTTTATTGCTAATGAATCCTGTGTCAGGTTCGCAGCGGCAATTTTTTCTTTAAGAAAATCCATCGGGTCAATCATATGCTCACCTCATTTCTTGCATATTTGCGAGTATGATATTATAATAGCACTCGCATTATTGCAAGTCAAGGGTTGATATTGCATTTTTGCAAAATAATTTGCAAAACCTATTGCATTTTTGCAAGATTTCTTATACTATAGGCGTAGGAGGTGCGTTATGACTACTGGTGATTTGATTAAGGCACGAAGAAAAGAAATAGCTATGTCAGCAGAGCGGCTTGCCGAAAAAGTGGGAGTTTCTCCAGCTACTATTTATAGATATGAAAAAGGGGACATTGAAAAGGTTCCTGTCGATGTGATTAAAGATATTGCTAAAGCGCTGAACACAACCCCCGCGTATTTGATGGGGTGGGAGACAAGCCCTGCCGCGCCCACCATCCCCGCCGGTTTCGAGCCGCTCCCCGAAATGACGACCATCCCGCTGGTCGGCTCCATCGCCTGCGGTACCCCCATCACTGCCGAGGAAAACATCGAAGCCCGCATCGGCATCCCTGCCGCGTGGCGGGCGGACTTCGCCCTGACTTGCCATGGCGACAGCATGGCTCCCAAAATCTGCGACGGCGACATCGTCTGCATTCGCAAGCAGCAGGAAGTCGAAAACGGCGAGATCGCCGCCGTCCGAATAGGGGAGGAAGCCACTCTCAAACGCTTCTACCGCCAGGGCGACACCGTCCTGCTGCAAGCCGAGAACCCCACCTTTGCCCCGCTCGTCTACGCCAACCACCAGCTCGACGAAATCGAAATTGAAGGCAAGGCGGTCGGGTTTTGCAGGGGGCTATAAAGAATTTCCCTGCACTATTGGACAGAGTGCAGGGGCGTAGACTTTAATATGTAAAGGATATAAAACTATGGGCTTTTTTGATTTTCTGAAAAAGATCATCACGCCATCCGATACTGCCGCCGCCCCGGGTGAATACACACCTGCTACCTACAATGGTTTGGAACGTAGTTATCACTACACCGATGTGGTTGTAAGGGTCCTTTGGCAGTTTGGCGGCATGTACGGAAAATCTTGTGCCAGCGCAGGGATGCGTCGAGGGCAAACACTGGAACTTCTGCCTAAGAAGCATGAAGGGGACAAAGATGCGGTGCTGGTCCGCTGGCAAAATCAGAATGTTGCGCTCATGCGCTCCAACCGTATGCGAAACATGGTCCGCGCCTGGATGGACGAAGGGCTGCCGGTGCTTGCGAAAGCATATGAAGTTGGTGGAGACGACAATCTTTTGATTGAAGTGGCTTTTTACGGCAAAGCAAAACGCCACAGTACAAGCAAAAAGGAAGATCGCAACAAATATCAGCCGACCCCGGAGCTTGCCTGCATGTGTGAAAAGCAATTTATTGCTTTTGATCTTGAGACGACTGGCCTTGATGCCGAGGATGACCGCATTATAGAGATTGCAGCGGTAAAATTTGTTGGTTGCAAAGCCACAGAATCTTTTGCTACGCTGGTGAATTGCGGTATGCCAATTCCAGAGGATGCCAGTGCCGTCAACAACATCACAGACGACGATGTGGAAGATGCACCAGATGAAGCAGCGGCGTTAAAACAGTTCGCGGATTTTCTGGGTGACGACGCGCTGAAAGGTAAAATCCCGCTTGTTGCCCACAATGCTGCATTTGACAGCAGCTTTTTGAAAACGGCTTTTCGGCGGTGTGAAATAACTACCCGCATGAAATTTGCGGATACACTCGCACTCAGTCAGCGCCGGCTTCCTAAACTAGAAAACCACAAGCTGCAGACGGTGGCGCAGGCGTTGGATATACAGCAGCAACAGGCGCACCGCGCTGAAGATGATGCCCGGGTTTGCGGTGAAGTCATGGCAGCCTTGCTTACAAAATGGATAGGGGAAGAGAGGGAAAGGTTTAATGCCCTTCTTCCTGAAGAACAAGCTGCCTGTTTATGGATCTACAAAACCTTGAAACGGCAGCGCTGCAACATTGACCACCTTTCGTTTAGCCCATCCGCTTACCTGACGGTGAACTGCTGGCATAAGGTCCTGCGTATAAAAATACGCGCTAAGACTCCCTACATCCTTGTGGACGATACCATAACGTTGCCAGAGGGAACGGTAACAGCCCCGGCAACACAAACCGATGGCAGTGGATTGATCCGCGTGCTTTACAATAACCTTGAAGATCTTGATTGGCTGCAGTCCTGGATTGCGACCGTTTACAAGAAGGTGTCCGAGGAAACAGCCGCTGCGTGGAAAGTCCCTAAAACGCAAAAAGACATACAAGCAGTGGAAGATGCACAAGTACGCATCTTTGTGTGAGTCCCCCCTATCATCAAGGGCAAGGCAGCAGGTTTTTGCAGGGGGCTGTAACAGGCGTACTTAAAGGCGGTAAGCAGCACCATCACCCTTGTGCCCGCCAACAGCGCCTACCGCCCCAAATCCTACTCCGGCCCGGAGCTTGCCGACATCCAGATAGAGGGCAAGGCAACGGGGTATACACATTGGTTTTGAATTTCTGCCGGGACCGCAAGGGAGTTTTAATCAATAAAGGAGCGTAGAATGCCCAACAATTTCGAGTTTTTAATTTATAACACTGCTGAGGGTGATGTTTCGGTCAACGCCGTCGTCAAGGACGAAACCATTTGGCTGACGCAGAAGGCTATGGCGCAGCTGTTTGATTGTTCCACGGATAACATCTCCCTGCACCTGAAAAACATTTATCAGAGCGGCGAATTGGTGGAAGAAGCAACTGCCGAGGATTTCTCGGTAGTTCAAAAAGAGGGCAGCCGCAACGTGACCCGCCGCACAAAGTTTTATAACCTCGATGCCATTATTTCCGTTGGTTACCGCGTCAACTCCCGCCGGGCAACGCAGTTCCGCATTTGGGCAACCAGTGTGCTGAAAGAGTACATGACAAAAGGCTTTGCACTGGACGATGAGCGTTTGAAGCAGGGGCGCACCGCTTTTGGCAAGGATTATTTCCGCGAATTGCTGGAGCGTGTGCGCTCGATTCGTGCCAGCGAACGCCGCATCTGGCAGCAGGTTACCGACATTTTTGCCGAGTGCAGTGTTGACTATGACAAGGACGCAGCGATTACCAAAGAGTTTTATGCCATGGTGCAGAACAAGTTCCACTATGCCATTACCGGGCAGACAGCGGCAGAAATCGTCTATAATCGGGCAGACCACACGAAAGACCACATGGGGCTGACAACGTGGAAAAATGCACCGGATGGCCGTGTGCTGAAATCGGACGTATCTACCGCTAAAAACTATCTGGATGCCAAGCAGATACGCCAGTTGGAACGCACCGTGACGGGCTATTTTGACTATATCGAGGACTTGATTGAACGGGAAAACACTTTTACAATGGAGCAGTTTGCCGCCAGTATCAATGAATTCCTTTCATTCCGTCGGTACGACATTTTGCCGGATAAAGGCAAAATCAGTGCCAAGCAGGCGCGCCAGAAAGCCGAGGCAGAATATCAGCTGTTTAACCCAACGCAGAAAATCACATCAGATTTTGATAAGGCGTTGAAAAGGATGGAAGAGAAGCTATAAATAAAAAAACGCCCCCGGTGTTGGCGCACCGAGAGCGTTTCCATAGATCAGCTTGCCCACAAAAGTGGATACAATCGACCCGACAATCGTATTGTACCACCTTGCGGGCAGGATTGCAAACCCAAAAGGTGATACCATGAAAAAGAAGCAACCAAATACCCGCCATGGCCGGGCGGCGATTTACGCCCGGTATTCGTCCCATAACCAGCGGGAAGCATCCATTGAACAGCAGGTCAAAGCCTGCGGGGAACTGGCCGTGCGGCTGGGGCTGGATGTGGTGGAAACTTACGAGGATAAAGCCATCAGCGGCAAATCCGACCGCCGCCCCAGCTTTCAGCGCCTGCTGCGGGATGCGGAAAAAGGGTATTTTGACTGCGTGCTGGCGTGGAAGTCCAACCGTATGGGCCGCAATATGCTGCAGGCCATGACCAATGAAGCCCGCCTGAAAGACTGGGGCGTAAGGACCTTTTACGCGGAGGAAGATTTTGACGATACCGCTGCCGGCCGCTTTGCGTTGCGCAATATGATGAACGTCAACCAGTTCTACAGCGAGAATATGGCAGAGGACATCACCCGCGGCATGATGGATAATGCCAGCAAGTGCCTGAGCAACGGCGCGCTGCCATTGGGGTACAAGGCAGGGGAGAACGGCCGCATTGTGCTGGATAAGGCGCAGGCTGCCGTGGTTCAGGAAATTTACACGCGGGTGGCCTGCCGGGAGCCTTTTGTGGATATTGCGGCGGATCTGAACCGGGGGATTAAATGAATATTTTAATTGTAGGCAACGGATTTGATTTAGCACATGGATTGCCAACAAGATACTCCGATTACGTTCATCAGATTTCTGAAGAACTCGATTTCAAGCAGTATCTTGGAGAACGATATGAGATAGATAAGGAGTCGTATCAACTTTTCATCAGAGTGAAAAAGTCCACCTTATTCAGGTATATTGAGCATCGCTGCGAAGATGGTTGGGTGGATTTTGAAAACGAACTAAGGCTGATTGTTGATGACACAAGTGATTTCGAGAAACATCTTAGCCGACAGTCTAAAAAAGCCGATGATGGCTTATACAACGAACTTCTTTTTTGGGATAGCCGTGTTGTGAAAGCGAAAAGTTCTTTTTTACAGATGACTCTTGATTCCAATGGAAAGGGTCCTTGGGCTGGAAATGAATTTAACCACGTAGAAGACACAATCATCCAACAAATTTTCGATTTTATCAGCTTGTTCAAAAAATACATAGTGTGGGTGAACACTGTTGAGCTTCCTAAAAAGTCGCCAATATCTTTGATAGATGAAATCAAAATTGATCACTTTTTATCGTTCAACTATACCCCGACTTTTTTGAAATTGTACAGTTCTGCATCTGCCCTTTCTCAAAAAAACATTTGCTATGTTCATGGTAGGCTAGACGAAGATTCAAATGCCCCCATCGTCATGGGGGTTGGAAGTGATTTTTACAATGCAGATTTGAATGAGTATTTTTTGAAAACATTCAAATTTTATCAGCGTTATAAGTATTGTACTGATTTGAACTTTTTGAATTGGTTCAAAGAAATTCGAGTTGAGTACAGTTGGGCTCCTTCAAGCCAGGCTGATGAGGAATTCAACGTATATATTTATGGGCATTCGTTAGATCCAACGGATAAAGACATTTTGCTGCCATTTTTTGAAACCGAAAATGCCAACATAGTGGTTTACTATTTTGACGAAAATAGCCGCTTTTCTTTGGAGAAAAACCTTTTAAAAATTTTAGGACAGGATACATTTTGTAAATATTTGATAGCACAAAATCCCAAAATTCGTTTTGAGAAGATGTAATATTATGTAATGCAGGGCGTTCCCTTTACTGGGAGCGTCCTGCTGTTTTTATGCTGCAACAGGCAAGGCTTGTAGAGCTTCCTGC